ATCAATATTTTTATACATTGTTTTTTAAAAAAATTAATATTCATTCCTTCTCTCCCTCTTTTTGTTTATAATAGTATATCAAATATAAAAATTATAAGCAAATATATTAAATAGTATTAGTTATTTCTAGGGTTTTCAATTTCTATAAAATATTCTTTTAATAAATCTTTTGACTTAAAATATTGATTTAAGAAGAATAATAAGATATTTAGTCCATCTTCCAAAATAAATGGAATAGAAGAATTATCAATTTTAAATGTTTTTACCCTTTTACAAGAATTTCCCTTCTGTTTAATATTATTTTTCCTTTTATCGTATTCTTCTAGGGAATATAAGATAAATTCATGATCAAGATGAGAAATATAATATTTATTATTTTGTTCAAAATATTCACAATGAAGGACTTGAGTTATAATAAAATCTTCTTCGATTTCAAAATTATTTAAAAGTTCTTCAAATGTTATATTATTATTTTCAATATTTATCCATAATGAATCTCCATTTAAATTATAAAGTTTTGTTGGAATAATTTCTTTTAAATTTTCAAAAGTAAAATATTTCCCAAAATCTTTAGCTTTGATGCAATAATAAATATCTTTTTTTTGAAGCTCTACATAATAATTTGGTCGTAAAGATAAATCTTTAATATAATTTTTATTTTTCAATATAGAAAGTTGCTCTAATACTTCTTTATTTAAGGAGTTATCTAAAGCAATATAACCACATCTTTCATCATGTAAGTAATCAGGAAATGACCCCTTAAAAATCTTCATTAACTTAAGATTTCTATTTAATTTTAATAGTCCATATTTTTTATATTGGTTTTCTTCAGTTAAATAGTCATAAGTGTTTTTTAACTTATTGTTATTATCATTTATTTTATAATATGGTTCTTGTATTTTTTTATAATTTTTAATCAATAAGTCTAAAATTGTAAAGAAAAAATAAAAGTCTCCATTTTGATTCAAAATTTTAATTAATACTTTATATTTTTTTAAAATAAAGTCATAAGTATTATCTAAAGTTAAATTTTTTAAAGAATTTTGATACTCTTCAACAGAATTAAAATAACAATTTTTATGAAACTCTATTATTCTATTATCTTT